AGCGTGTGCCGTGTGAGCGAAGCGAACAGAACACGTATCGAAAACGCGCCAACTGCCGTGGTGAAATCACGCCAACTGCCGTGGTATACAACGTACATACATTGTACATACACGTATGAATTTTGCCGTTATCGGCAAAATTAGTTCACATTGAATTACTCTTGACACAAGTTAGCCACGGTTAACTTGTGATTACTCATCGCGGCATATGAGTAATCGCTCATATGTTATCGTGCTCAGTGAGCAAACATTCATGCATTCCTGGCGCATATCCCCGCAAACATTTGTTAATTCCGTGTCCAACAAACAATGTAGTTGGACACATATTGCGTCGCGTGTCCAACAAACGCGTCGCACTTCCCTTGACTAAGGCGCGAATTGGTTTGGAGCGCCAGCGACAAACGTGCGCCGTGTGAGCGAAGCGAACCGAATATTCAATCGAACAAATCCGCCAATCGTTGCAAAGATTAAAGATTGCAAAATTATACGCATGCAAAATTTGCACAATTTTCGAACAATTGACAGCGTTTTTTTCCGACGCACGTTTGCGATACAAGTTGTCAATCATTGACCCACGCCTATCGCAAACTCATTAAGGTCGGGCACTCGTCACGCTGAGCGCTCCCGCGCTCGTGTTCATGACATATGAGCAACTATTCATATGTCGTCTCAGCAACTTGCCGCGCTCAAATGTTTCCATTGTGTTACGAAAGTTAGCTATAGTTAACACATCGTCACGCAAACAAGAGTGGACATTTGTCCACTCGGTTGTTCTGCATTTGATACATCAAAAGTTTAACTAATTACGGCGCAAATAACAAACTGAACAAATCCGCCAGTTGTTGCAAAGATTAAAGATGAAAACTCGTTCCCGATAGTCACGCGCGATAACAAGTTGTTGATTTTCAACAAGACCGCATCGCGTAATCGCTATCGGGCATCGCTCATGTCAATTCGGGTAAGCATACCACTCGTGAAAGTTAGCTAAGGCTAACACATGTCACAACTTGTTAAATCGAACAAATCCGCTATTCGTTGCAAATCAGTAAAGATAAAAACTCAACCCGACACATGTCAGCGATAGCCATAGTCAATAATTGACACACGTCTATCGCGCACTCATACGGTCGGGTTCGTCACAACGCGGCTCCCGCCGCGTCGTTCCTCAAACCACCCTCCCGAAGAAGGGGAGAAGATTACATCGTTCGCTCAAATGTCTATGCCGCGTCACGCAACTTGTCAAACTGAGCAAATCCGCCATTCGTTGCAAACATTAAAGATTGCAACTTGCACACACTCCTCAGAACGCGTCAACTTGCTCACTCAACCCGAGAGCTTTGTTAACAATCGTTAACCCATTCAGTCTCACCAGAACAGGCTCAGACGAGCAACTTGCCCCACCCCAAAAAAAACTTTCAAAAAATACGCACCCGCCCCCATAGCCCGCGAGCTATTTCCTAATTTCATATCTGACGTAGGCGAGGTTAGCCGACCTGAGCTTTTTGAACAATTTTGCGTACCGATTAAAAACTCTTGACTTTTATTTTCGCGGAACTATTTGAGGAAATCAAAAAATTGAATGAGTTTTGAGGACTTAGAGTGCGGCGTGAGGCGACCTGCCAATTTACACTTGCCACTAAAAAGCTACGTAGGTCATTGAGTCATAAATATTTTTTAAGCAACTTTAACGTAGTGCAAAGAAATAAGCAAATAACTAACATAACATTATATCCGTTGTTACCGCTGCAATTCAAAACGCCAACGTCAAACTTTATCACTACCGCTGTAATAAGCGTTTCACTCCGATTAAAAATTCTAGCTGCTGCGAACAAATCGCTACCGCTGCAATTTGAAGCGCCAACGTCAAAATTTATCACTACCGCTGTAATTAGCGTATCCAGCTAATCTAAAATTTTGAGTATCCCGCGTGCAAATAGTTACCGCTGCTAAAATTTAACAAAATACCGCTTAGCGCGTAAACCAGGAAAAGCTAGTTCTAACCGTTTTCACAAATTCTGGTAACGCGCAAATACGCGATGCACGCGACTGCGCATTTTGGTATAGGCGGGGATAATTTTTTCTTCGC